AATAAAGGTGATTGGAAAGCTGCTGCATCTGAGATGCGTTCCTCCAAGTGGTACGATCAAGTAACTAAACGTGCAGAAAGGTTAATTGATCGTATGGAAAACATATCCACTTAACCAACCTCGCCCCAATCATTACCTAACTCCTGGTCAACTTTACTTGGGACATTTAATTCAAGACCTTGTTCCATGATCTCAGTAATCTTATCTGCTTGTTCTTGTGAACTTATACTAAAGCAAAGTTCATCATGCACTGTAAGCAAAGGCACCAAACCTTCGTTGTAACAATCAACCATAGCTTTCTTTGTTTGATCTGCTGCACTGCCTTGTATCAATCTATTCAATGCCTTATACGTAAAAGCTCGTCTAATACCTGGGCCATATTTCTTTTCAGCTTCTTCAAACTTTAAGGGTTGATTATAACCAAATGTCTTTGGCTCCCACATATCAAACCTACATGACCTACCTAATACAGTTCGTACCCTACCCATTTTTTGTGCACGTGACATTACTTGATCTGCAAGTTGTTTAACAAACGGAACCCTACGATGGTAAGTATCTAATAGTTCGTTCGCCTCTTCTAATTTAATATCTAAAGTGTTGGCAAGTTTCTGTTTGCCCATACCATACATAATACCAAGATTAACTGTCTTAGCCTCTTTTCTAGATATGTTTGCCATGTCTGCAACCATCTGATGAAAGTCAACATCATCTTGTTGATACTGCTCTATGATGTTATCCACAATAGGATTACCTTTGTTCACGACCCCACAATAGTGAACCAATAACCTTGGCTCTTGGCTACTATAGTCAAAGCTACCCCACTTCTCGCCTTCCTCTGGGATAAATAGACCTCGAATCATTTGCTTGATCTCTGGATCTCTTGATGGTATTTGCTGAAGATTTGGATTAGATGAACTAAATCTACCCGTCACTGTACCACCATCATCGTTACGTAGTTGATGCAACTCACAATGTATTCGACCTTTGTAGCTATGTTTTAATATACTATCGATAAAGGTATTGTGCGCCTTATCTAATTCACGAAGTCTTAATACCTTAGCTGCTATAGGATGTGGACAGTTTTGTAACCAAGCTTTTGTAAAGGATGCTTGTTTACTTACACCCGTCTCATCGTAATGAATATTATGATAGTCAAATACCTTAGCTACACTTGTTGCTACCCATGGTTCTACATCTATGTTGGTATCATCTTTTATTTCTTTGAGTATTTGTTTTTTCATCGTAAGTAATTTAGTTTTAGTTTGTTCTGCCTTATCTAAATCTACACGTACACCTTTACTTCTCATCTCGAATACACAAGGTATGAGACTTGTTTCTAACTCAAATATACTTGATAGCTCTTCTTTATTTATTAATGGCTCAAAGTGATTCCATAATCTAAGAGTCAAAGCTGCATCTTGTTCTGCGTAGGTCCCTACAAACTGTGATGGCAGTTTCCATAATTCTTTTTTAGGATCTAATCCAAAGTCCTTAGCTGCTGACTTCAGCACCTTTTCATCCTTCCGCTCGCCAAGATAATCACGACCCAAAGCATTAAGTGCAAAACTAAATCTGTTCTCATTAATAAGTGGAGCAGCAATCATTGTATCAATAATCTTGCCCTTTACATCCACATTTGCCCACTTAAGCCATCCCGCATCGTACATTGCATTGTGCATAATTTTAGGTATGTGTGGTGTATCCATCTGTTTTCTAAGCCATGAAAATACTTTTTGCTCTGGTATATTCCCACCACCTTGGTGCCGAAAGGGATAATATCCCACGAAATCCCCCGCTGCGATAGCTACTCCCACAATAAACCCATCATTACGTGTCCACCCTGGACCGAGTTCAAGTAAGTTTGGATCACATGTTTCTAAGTCGATAGCTATGTATTTAGAATTAGTAAGATCTGGAAAGGATTGAGGCACTGTCCATTCTTTTTCTAACGTATTCATCTCCATACGTTCAAGGAAACTTATTGTGTTTTTATCTTTCATTACATACCACACATACCATCACACTCATCTAAGAATGATAGTTGCCCTTTCTCTTCCATTGTTTGTAAGTCAGCTTGATCTAATGGCTTTAAGGATCTGTGTACAAATTGCTCACGTCCTTTATCTGTGCCAGTAGTTCTTATCTTTTTATCCACGGCCACCGCATCTTCCCAACCTTTAGGATCGTTGTCTCTTAGGTGTCGCCATTCATTATTGTTTTTGTATGGACAAAATGTACAAGCAGATCGTGGTAAATATTTTTCTGGGTAATGTTTAGTAAACCAATTCTGACAATCATATCGTTTCATGCCTAGTTCTAATAGTGGCCATCTATTATACAACCATTTGTCTCTAGATTCTTTTACACGTTGTAACTCGTCTTGACTTATACCTATCCATTGTTCAAGTATAACTCCTGGTTTAACTTTGTGATTTTTCTTTACACCAAGTAATTCTCTAAACTTTTTCTGTATTGGTTCAATCTTAAACTGTGTTGTGCATTGCCTACGACCAAAACCATCTTTGACATGAAAAGGAACTACACAATAATCTCTGTTTGTGCCTCTGATGTTTATGCCTTCTGTTATACTTTTACGTAAGTCTCCCGCAGTTGTTTGGTATATTGGGTAAGATAGTTGTGTAGATAGCCACTCAAGATGTGTGTAAACCTCATCGGGTTCTGCTTGTGTATCAGCAAATACTGCACAGTCTGGCTTGGGTGTTATCTCTCCTCGTTCTGCCATCAGTGCCATGACAGAAGATTGCACACCTGCGCCTAAGCTTATGACCCTCATTGTTGGATTAGGGTGTGGTTTGAAATAACTACTTATCATCCTTATCTACTGTCTCTCCAAGTAATGCTGAATATCCTGGTATATCTATTATACTATCTAAATGTTTAGGAGAATTAATTAATCTTGCAATCTTAACTAATATTAAACACAAGTACACTTGCCACACCATTACTTTAAACCCAAACACCACAGACCACAAGTCCGCTATTCTTTGATGATTATCATGTGCATCCCCATAATCTTTTGCTCTACCACCATTTATTAACTTCATGGCATTTTTTAAAACTTCATCTCTTTTCATTATCTAACTCCGCTATTCTATCTCTTAATTTTTTTATTGTTGGCTTAAAATATTCTGGACGACCCATTTCTCTTAACCTCTTTTCATGGCGAGTATTTAACATCGTATAATACAAGTATTGTTTAACTATTTCTTTTCTGTTCATCTCTTGCCCTCCTATTATGTTCATCAAGAGCTTCATCATATTTTTTCATATCTAGCTTTCCTTTTTCATTTAACAGATAAGATGGCAAATTATATCCTTGCATTTGTCTGCCAAG